GTTTCGACGCCAGTCGCGCTTTCAGCCCCTGCGTCAAACGCTTCAAACTCCGCGTTCGTCCCATGATAAACCACCAACGGCTTACCATCCGCATCGACAACCTTGCTGTCACCAAACCAATCCCAAAAATTTTTAATATCTTTTTTTGTTTGTGCTATTGGCTTGTTGTTGGCATTAACCGTACTACGTTCCGTTCCTTCTATATTTATTGTTTCATTCTGATTGAACGTTTCCGTTCCTAATGATTCGGGCGTGGCTTCGCTTGTAACGGACAAGTTTAATGCCTTGTACCATTCCATAGGCGATACACCCAACGCACGGCTTGCCGCTAACGAACGCGCTTCATATAGGCGGCTTGTCGCGTCCGCTTGCTCAATGTCAACACCTGCATCAATTAACTGTTTGTTGACGGTTTTTTGCACCAAAGATGCCGCTTGTTCTGGTTTGTTAGCAACATCATTTAAAATTGTATTTGTCTTGCCAACGTTTTGTTCAACCTTTGCATCAATTTCGGTGCGGTTTTGGGTTATGCTTTTTGCCGTTTCTTCAACGTATGCCCCTACTTCATCAGGTGAAAGGTTGTTTTCTTTGACGATGTTTTCAACATTTGATTTTGTGTTTGTTGACAAGAAAGACACTGCACCACCAGAACCAACGCCGCCGATTATACTTTCAACAACGCCATCTAACAGGCTTCGAGTCTTATCCAATCCTATTTTACGCACGATGTTTTCATGTATTTGTTGGAAGCCCTCGGTTGCACCCTCTTTAAATCCGCCTGTAATTCCATTAACGATGTATTGCTTAAAGCCGTCAACACTTGCCCCAATGTTTTTGCCTATTGGCGACATTAAAACTTCTAGCGTTCCAACCCCTGCCGCCGTTGCGCCAAACAATAAATCAGCATCGAATTGTGATTTACCCATGGCTTTAGCATCACGGTAGACATCTTCACTTTCAAGACCTGTCATAAACGCTATACCAAGTATAGGCTTGCTTGCCATGCCAACAAATCCACCTGCCGCCATGTTAGGAAGCGAACCAGACACGATAGATAACGCCCTTGTCCATGATGGATTATCTAAAAACGAACCTTTCGCTATTTCTTGGTCTGGTTGGATAATATCAGCTTCTTCACCATATTTAAAAAAATCACTTATTCCCGTGCCAATGGTTGATAACGTTGCGCCAAACTTATCTTTAACCTGCATATTTGCGCCAACGCCATAGCCAAAATCTTTTGAATAATCAAGAACATCTTTAGGAACGCGCAAATTATCCCCTGCAAACGTTATCAAGCCGCCAACGCCACGCGCCAAACTTGCAGAACCTTTTAAATACGCCTTTGAAACCTCCTTAGTCGCAAAGGTTAATTTATCCAAAGCCCCCTCGTCTAAATCAATTTCATCATTCAATATTGTATCTGCGTTCAAAGCCTTTAAATAATCTGGCGATGCGTCCTGTTCTATTGGCGCAACATCTTTTTGCGTCAACGTTTCGCTTGTTGGTTGCGCGTCCAAATTACGCAAATATTCAGGGGTTGTGTCAGTGTCGAAAGCTGCTTTTTCCATTATTGTTTGCCCGATTTAACAACGTTGTTTATTATGGATTTATTCTTTGCCCGAATAATTGCCGTTACAATTTTCTTTTTCTTATCCGAGTCATAATCTTTTCCCTGTGTCGCATAGAAATAATCCCTAAATGCCGTGGTTGCCATTTGTTCATTTGGCAAATTTGTCTTAAATGATTCCATAGCATTCTTATTATCGTAAAAAGAAAAGAACTCGCCATCTTTAGACACTTCAATAAGTGCCGATGCTTCCTTTTTCTTTACCGCTGACGAGGATAATTCCTTGTTGACAGCTAATGCGTCATCTGCGGTTAAATGCCCGTCTGCTTGAGCCATTGCGATGTTTTGGCGTATGCGTGCAATGCCAACCAAATAATCAGGGCTTTCAATATCTTTGTTTTCGTTCAATGATGATATTTGCAAAACCAAATCAGATACAGCCCCTGCATTCTTTTGTTCGTTGAATTGTGTTTGTTTGGTTATTGTGCTTTGCAATGTCTTTGCGTATTTGTCCGAAATTTGACCTTGCAACAACGCATTGTCGATAGAACGCATCTTTTCAAACTGATTTTTTGAATTGTCATTAACTAAGTCAAATAGATTGCCACTGGCAACATTATTGTTTTGCAGGTTTTCAACATCAATTTGTTTTTGTCTTGCCTCTGCAAATGCCATAAGCTGTTGATGCTCTGTTTGTTCCTGCTCTTGGCTTTCAATCTTGCTTTGCAACGAGAATATCTTGTTAGCCGTCCCTGCTACTTTGTCCGAGACCTCGCCAGATAACACGCGCTTATTTATTTCAAGCTGTTTCTGGTCTGGTGTTAAGTCCATGCCATTTATGTTTTCAACAATGCCCTTTGATTGGACATCTAACTTTTCTAAATCGGCTTTGTGCTTTTCGTATTCGGCTTTGCGTTGGTCTGTTTCAATCTTACTTTGCAAGCCCTCTTTCATTTGCGCTTGGTCTTGCGCACCCAACATCTTCATAACTTCGGGATTATTCAATAACTGCATAGCCTTGCTTGGATTGCTTTCTATTGCACCCATCAAGAAACTTTTCATGTAGTTTTTTTCATAGTTACCCATCATTTGGCGCGTGGTTTCTTCGCCTAGATATTTATTTGCACCGCCTGCCAACTGGTCATAGCTTTGTTTATATTTTAAAGCCGCGCTTATATCAAACTCCTTGCCGCTTGCGAAGTTTTGACCATCAACAAATGACAAATCATAGTTTGATTGCATCGCCTGTTTTAAATTAAACTGTGCGTTGGTTGCGCTTTGTTGTATAGTCCATGCCTGATTAGACGCATCGGATTGCGTCTTTATATCGAACTCTTGCTTTAACCACTGATTGCGAAAAAGTGGGGATATGTTTTTTGAGTAATTGCCAAGAATCTTATCACGTTCAGCTTTGAATTTTTCAAAGTTTTCTTGTGGATTGCTTTCATTTTCTAATCGGTATTTATTAGTTAAACCGTTAATTTCAAGTTTAGCTTTTGCCGTGCTATCAAGAATTTTAGATTCTTGTGAAGCTGATATAATTTCACTAGCCGCCTTTGTCACGACAGGAATTAACGATTGAATGCCGCCTTGCTCTGGCACAACCTCGATATTGCTTCTAAACTGTGTCGCGTTTCTATCTGGCATTATTTAACACTCCAATCAACGCGCCCAAAGTCCATATAATTTGTTGGCGTTGTCCCCGTGGTTAAAGAAGTCATGCCGCCACCTTGAACTAATGACGTTTCAGCACCACCTTTTAACAACCCGTCAAACATACCACCTGCATACATTGTTGCTCCCATCGATGCAACCGAACCAAGGGCGTTTGTCCACCCCTGCCGCTGTGTATTCTTTATCTGCGTGTTGTAGTTTGATGTCATGTTTTCAATATCAGCACGTCCCGTATTGGCGGTAGACGATATTACAGACATGGGTGTTCCCTCTAACTCCAATTCGCTAGACAGGAAACTTGTTTTTTGTTGAGCCATCAAAGCAGAAACCTGCTTAGCTTTCTCTTGCGCCGCAACTTGTCCTTGCTTGGCTAGAGCCTTTGCCTGTTGGTTAGCCCCATATACAGAACCTATTGCGCTTGCCGCGCTTAATCCGCCCAGAATTATTGTTTCTATACCCATGACAAACTCCAACGATTGACTTCTTTACCATCATAAAAGATATGCTCTTGCTTTTGTAATCCGAGGAATCTATGCCATCTGTTTATAAAATCGCAGTCAATGCTCCATGTTTCGACCAATTCTGGCTTTAAATCCGCCATTAGTTTATTCATAAATGCCCGTATTTTTCGAGCATAAATAAACGGTATATTCTTATCAAACATCATAAACGCCCAATAATTTTGGGGTTTATGTTCCCTAAATGCAACGATGCACCAAACCTTGCCATTTACATCTAGTGTGTATTTTTTAAAGACATCAGATAAAAACACATCACGATACTTTAAGGCATCGCAACTAAATTCATTCAAGTCTATTCGTTCAAGGTCGCTTTCGATAAAATCGCGCATTATTGTGTCACTCCATATTCTGCATCTACAATAACACAACATAGCGAAAATGGTAACGGATAATCTTGAATAATATAAACGCATTTATCTATTTCTTGGCTATCGGCAATTGATATTTTTGTTGTGCCATCGGTAGGTATTGGCGGCAAATAGTTAATCGCGTTTGGGGTCAATTCCTGCACGTTAGCAAGGTTATACGGACTCGTTCCGACCTCACCACCTGCGGACATCGCCGTCCTAACCGTAATGGCATAAATCTTTTTGAGCGTCTTTTGCGTGTTTTCAGTTTGCGCGGAAAAACCAAGGGCAAATGTTTTTAAGATAGCCTTGTATGAATATCCAACGCAAGCGGAGCAAACCTGTTGACCAACGTCAATCGTGCTACCAGAAACATAAAAGTCATCAAGATAGCCGCCGTCTACTACAACCGAAACTGTTTGACCGCCAAAACGCGTAGCACCTGTTATTACGCTAAAAGTTAAAAACCAATCGTTAGTCCAGCTGTTTGTAGTTGGGGTTTGCAAGACATTAACGGTCACTTCCGTTGCGCTAACATAAGCGGTTATTTCAAACCGTCCGCTTTCATATCCTGTAATGCTTTTATAAACAATATGCTTGCCAACGTCACCAGATGTAAAGGAATAAACAGGCGTTGCACCTGATAAAATTAAAGTGTTTGCGCCATCAAAAAATAGCGTATCTGTTTGAATGTTTGAAACTATGGTTGAATTGTCAAGATAGTTACATTCTTTTAATTGTTCAGCAACATATCGGTTAAATGCTTCGCTGTCTGCATCGTCATCACCAGTAAAAAAATCAGCCCTAGACGCGAACTCTACATAATCAGAAACACGCTCTATAAAATATGCTCCATCGCGAAAAACCAAAACGAACAACTGCATATCGCCATCATTGTCAGATATAACGGCTATATCAACAACATCACCGCTTGTTTTATGCTTGCTCCACCCTATGATATTTTCTTTAGAGTTAAAATTAAGCATAAGCAAAACGCCGTCATTGCGTAGGGCATAAATAATATCGTTACGGTCTTTTTTATATCGTATCTTTTTAATGCCGCCCTTGGTTATATCATACGAAATGAAGTTTGCATCTTCCGCTTTAAAACTTTCACTCAAAACATCATACGAAAAAAAGAATAAATTTCTACTATTCAACCCAACGTAAAATATAAGCCCATCTTTATTCAATGGGATAACCCCATTCGAGCCAAACGCCGCCGTGGTAGAAGCGTCTACCGTGTCGGCAGTTATTGGGTCGTCAACCGTCCCACCATTAACAACAATGATGTTTTTACGGTTTCCAACGATAAGGCTGTTTGTTCCGCTATAAAGCCATTCAATTTTTTCTGTAATGCTTGCAATGGTTATTTTTATTGCATCGTCATCATCGATTGTTGCAGGGATTGTAAATACATCATATTCACCTACCTTAGAACCCCATATTGTTGTTATCTTTCGAGCAGGAGCGGCATAATACAGGCGCGTCTTATGGAAGCAACATACAGACGGATACCCTAGCATGGTTTTAATCGTCCATGATGAAACCGTTCCGCTTCCAGTTAAATCGGTAACCGTAACTACAAGTGTAGTTCCTGAATATGATTTAACCGTTCCATATAGGCTGTTGTTTGAATCATATAATAAAATAGGCTCTCCAACGGTATAGGCTTTACCTGATGATACCGTAAATGTTTTTTCGCCTTTTGCTATGGTGTTACTTGTCGTTGAAGCATCAGATTCAACGGCGGTTTCAAAATCTGCGTCTGTCCTTGTAAATGTTGCAAGCGTGAAACTATTTGCGCTTGTTCGTGTCAATTTGCGTGGGATATAGTCTTTATGCGTGATATAAACTGTGTCTGCGCTTTGTGCAAATTGAAGTTCGGCGCAATCAGCCAAGGCATAACTTGTTGTGACAATTAAGTCGCTTCCCCCCGACTGAACAAACCCCAGAACCCCATTAACATCATAAGATAAAAACTTAATTGCATTTTCATAAAATAGGCATAAATAACTTTGTTCTTGCGAAAATGCAAACTCTACCAAGACGCAGTTTTGAAAGTCTGCAACATATTCCATGCCCGTCCTATAAAGGGCGTTTCCTTTAAAATTAGTGATGAAGTTTTCTAAAACGTCCGCGCCTGTGTTATAAACAGGCAAATCAAAACGACCAAGCATATCATGGTCAATCTTTCCACGAGCGAAGTTATTGTATCCCGTTGCTACACGAACCGCCATAATAACTACCTTTTGCTTGTACGACCTCTAGGATTATTAGAATATTTTGCTTCCATAAATTTTGAACGACTTATTCTAATAGGTGGGTTCTCTTGCGATTGTATGGACGAAACAACCATAAATTTGGTTGGCAATATTGATGCAATGTATTGCTCGCGTGTCGTGTCTTGAGCCACTTGCAAAACGATGTTTGCCGCTAATTGCCACGATAATAAATCTGTGAAATCTGGCGTAAATACGGTGGTGTCTTTGAAATCTGATACATACCTAACGGGCAATCCATCGGGTAAATTATCACCATAAAGGATATATTGCCCCTCGATATTGTGGTTGTTGCTCTTTAATTCTATTTCATCTATACCTAGCAACCTTAGGCAATCCTTAGGGTATTGATAAGCATACTCAAAACCAAAACTTGGCGTTGTGCTAACCAATGCTACCTTTTTTCGAGTGATTGCGAAAGATGGCATAACTTGCCGCAACAAAGATTGCCGCGTTATGTCATACCATCTAGCGCAAATACGCTCGTTAGGCTTTGTAGGGGTGGTAATATCAAGGGCTTCGTCATTAACTCCACAGATAGACAAGGCATTCGTGCATATCGCGGAAGAAGATAACATCGTCATGATAAACCACCCCTTAAATATTAGTCAGTTGTTGGACATTCGATAATAATATCTAAATCCAAAACGCCGTCTGCCGTAGATTTTGTGTTCATTGTCAAGGCAAGAACCAATTCAGGATAACCGCTATCACAATAAATGCCGAGCAAATCGCCAACATTCTTTGAACGGTCAAGGCTGGAGTTGAGACTTAACAAATCACGCGTTGTCAATGCGCTTGCCAAAGTTCCACCATCAACGATAATGTCTGCATCAACCGCTGTTAAAGTTCCATCGGTATTCTTTTTATAAAAACCGATATCGTTATCGATTGCCGCAGTTAAGGCAGGTGTGGCATTGGGCGACATAATACGATGCACGCGGTGTGCAGGGGTTAAACCCTCCGCCAATACGAAAACATCGCCGTCCGTCAATTCTGACGCATCAACCGTAACGACACTATGCACGGTCTTTAAAACCTTGCCAGTGCGGTACAAAGGATTGTTAGCCTTTGCAGTTCGTCCGTTATTATACCAAGTTGTCATAGTTTTATACCCCTAGATTATTTGGTTGTTTTGATAATTTGAACACGGCAACCCTCGTTACGCATCGCGCCAATGTTGAACGCGATTGTAATTTCTTTGCTGTCAACGTGTGCCCCCGATTGTTCGATACGCAAACTAGCAACTTCCATAGCCAGACTAATAGCATTTGGAGTCAACACAGGGCAATAGCGAAGCGTTGAATCTTCAACAATTACAGGGTTGGGAATTGATGTGCCGCTAGAGACGTTCCCTGCAAACAGTGCAATACCATATTTGCCAACATTTTCCATAACGCCCATCTCAACAGGACGTGCTGAAATATAGTCGCTACTTATAAACTCAATTTCGCTCATAAGAGCCGTGTTTTCTTTACCAGTAAGACCCATCATTGAGCCGTATATTTCGCTCATGTCGAGTTCTGAATTGATAAAGTTTTGAGTTACTTCTTGAATCTTTTCATAAGTAAGACCTGCCGAAGCATCAACCGTAACAACGCCATCTAAAGCCGCCGATAACGATGTCATTGAGCCATTTGGCGCACCGACAAGAACCGCGCCTATTGCTGTTGAAGCAATAACACGGTCGATAACACGCTCTTTAGCGGCATCGATTGCAGAATAGATTGAAGAAGTTGGGTCTGCAATCAATTCATCAACATCTGTTTTGTTATCGATAAGAACTGAAACCGTGTATCTGTCGGTTGAAAACTGGCGATTATCAAAAGACGCATCTGTATATTGTTTGAGCGGATTGCGACCAGTTACCTTTTGCAATTCAAGACGACCAATGCGACCAACGTTATGTCTTGCGCCTTTTGGGTCAACGAATTTAGCAATACCCCATTGAGTGAACTTTGATTTGCTCTGTTGTGTGAGCATATAAAAGTTGCTTTCAAATGTTTCTTTTTGTACCTGTGTTATATCTGGTGAATATGTCGTTGAAACACCCATTGTTTTTACTCCATAAAAGATTAAATTTTTCTGTGATTTGCGAAAAATTGTCCACGATGGGGTTTTTCTTGGCGGTTTTAAATGGTTGCCGCCCGAACCTTAATCGTGGGTCGCCTTTTATGGGATTGTCCACATGGGTATTATGGTATTATAATACCGTCAAAAAGTAAAGGGGATATTTTTCAACCCCCTTTTTTAGTTTATTGGTATTCTTTTTTAATCTTTTCGATTAGAACGTTTCCGCCATCTTTGGGACTAAACGTAATGCCTAGCTTCTTGCACATTGAACGCAAGTCAAATATTTTAGCGCGGTTGTTTTCTATATCTTGCATGATACGGTCGAATGCCGCGAGGTCTTCGGGCAACAATGAAACTATTGCTTCTTGAACAAAATCACCATCTACAATAACATCTGGCAAATCTTTTAATCGTGTATCAATGGGATAGATGTTGCCTTGTGTCCGCTCATAAGCAATGATGGCACGTTCGCGCAAAGTGTTTATTGACGTTGATTGAATCTTTGGAACTTCCATTAAGCCCTTTAAAACGGCGAAGTCTTGGATTTCAATGGCGGTTAAATCCTTAACATTCTTTCCAACAAAAGACGCTTTTTCTTGGCTATCTTCGATGTTGTCGATAAAGGTTTGGCGTACATTCTTTACACCTGCAATGCCTGCATTTTTTAACCATAAATCGATGTATCTATTTTGAACCGCTGGCATAACATAAGGTTCATCTACTTCTGGCATCAATCCAGTTACGGTGTAATCTTCTATGCTATTGTCATGCTTGCGGTAAGTTCCGCTTACAGTGATTTTTTTCATGTTTGTCATAGTTTATTTTCCCTTGTTGATTTTACGCGATAGAGTAAGTTCTGCAAGAAGATTGGGCTTTTTAAGATAGCCGTTTGGCATATTTCCAAGGTTTTGTAAGTCTTTCATGATTTCGGCTTCTGGTCTTGCCGTTGCCATGGAGCTACCTTGCAACGCCACGTTTCCCTCACTTGGCATTCCGCTTAGACCCTGTTTTCCTAATTTATAAATAACGCTAAGTTGTTTGTTCGTGAAAGTGTCAAGGACTGCGGCATCATCACCCAATACCTGCTTGATATATTGCGCAGATTTAGCGGCTGTTGCTGTGTCTCCACCAAACACACCAGATATTTCTTTTTCAAAGCCCTCTTTTGAAAACTCAACCGCGCTAATTTCCTGCATGGATTTTGCCAAACCCTCGGCTTGGAACGGGGATAATCCGAATTTATAGCAAGCCTCTTTTATTTCGGGCTTGGTTTCGATGGCGTAATCTTCCGCCGTCTTTGGACGAACCTTTGAAAAAAATTCTTCACACGATTCTTTATCATTCCAATCTTCGGGAATACCAATGGTCTTTTTGCCGATTAAAGATTGAGCATTATCGTGAGCCTTTGCAAGGTCTTCGATGCTTTTAATGTTCTTTGCCCACCCCTTGTCTTTATAGGCATCTGGCAAATTAAATCCATTCCCAGATTCAACCTGCGTAACGCTTTCGGCGGTTGGTAATGCGGTTCGTGTTTCGTTATTAACGCTTGGTGTTGTTGTTTGCACTGGTTGTGTCGCAACTGCGCTATTAGCGACAGCCGCGACATCAGGGCTACTTTGTTCACCGTCCATTTTTATACCTCTATTTTGTTTCTAACGTCTTCATTTAAGTATGGGCGTATCTTCAAAAGATACACATTGCGCCGCATCGTGTTTCCGATAATTTCGGAATTATTAGTTTCATTCGATACGGAATTATAATTTAACGCTTGGACAAGGTAACGCCCTAAGAGAATCCCTGCCTCTGTGTTAAAAACCAAATCGAAAGCGCGTTTTATCTTTTCTTCTTCTTTTTTCCGCGCGTCCTCTATTTGCTTTTTTTTTGCCTCGATTGCTTCAACCGTGCTACCATATTTATCCATCATTAACCCCTGTTATTTTTGTTAGCATCAGAAAGATTTTTTACCGTCTGGCTTCCTGCCTGCCCTGCTTGCACCATCATTGCCTGTTGTTGCATTTGAGCCTGTTGCTCTATTGCGGCTTTAAAATCATCTTCGCTAATCATTATCTTTTTTTCGATAGATAGAGTTTTAATGAACAATTCATACAAACCATACCAATCTACCGAGCCTATAATTTGCGGATACATTCCTGCGATAGCTTGACATGATTGAATGGCTTTCAACAACTTTTCTATTGCTTCAGTCTTAGTCAAGTTTTCCAATTCGTTGTTATAAACAATATCAAAAAAAGGCTTTCCGCTTTCGATAACATCTAATATTGCATTTGGTATAATTGATTGCGGACGCTTTTGTTTGATTTTTGAAAGGTCGCCTATGTTCTTTCGTTCGTTGTATCCCAACAAATCATTGCGGAAAAGAATACCTACACAACGGCAAATCAACGGCTCTAACAGTTCGGACTTTTGTTGTAGTGCTATTGTCAACAAAGCCTTTGCCCGTATTACTGCGCGTTTTCCAGTTTCAAACGCCGTCATATTCCCATCGGAGTTAAAGTCTAGCATCTTGTCAATGCCGCTTGCCGTGGTTATTGTCTCTTTGAGGTAGGGTATTAAGAACTGTATCAATGCCGCAGGATTGCCAACGTCAACTAATGGGAAAACACTATCCCGACCGCCGCCCTGTGGGTTAAACACAACCAAGCTATCTGGCGAAGTATCCATAACACTATCACCCATTAGAGAATTTCCCAATATTCCAAGGGCTGGATTGCTCATCTTTTCAATGATGCGAATTGTTTCTCCCGTGATGTAATTCAACGAACGAGCCGTTGACAAGAATATGGTTGCAGAAGAACGCCCATATATTTCATTCCGCAATTTAGAAGAACGACACATAGAAATGGGCATTTCAAAGTAATCTTCTTCGTGGAAGATTTCACCATCGTCATCTAAAAACCACACACCACGGTATTTTGTGGCAAATTTTGTTAGTTTCTTTTTGGGGTCGAAGTCTTGGCGTGGAATAACGCCAAATACTATCTCAAACGTTTGGTTTAAATTGTTGCTTGAATATGCTTCGCGTATCTGCTTAGGCATTGCCGACAGCTTTTTATCGTCAACAATTCCACCAGAAAAGCAAAATTCATTAACGACTTGTGATGTACGCCAACAATATTTTACAAACACGGAATTAACGCGACTATTAGAACCCTCGTCAATAGCCACGTTGTCAACACCATACGAGCGGAAAATAATGCAGTTTTCCGCCATTCCGTTTTTAAAGGCTTCGTTTTCAAATGCGCCTATTCCACTTGTTCCGATTGCGCCTTGCTCGTAGCAATAGGATTGTAATGTTGCACTAAATCCGCTGTCTCGGTGGTTTATTTGAAATAGGGTTTCTTTTGTTGCAAAATCAAACCAATCTTGCACCGCCGCGCTTTCTGTTTTCTCTAGCACATGACGGCTTGGAACTAACGAAAAAACTTTATCGCCCGTTCCCCATAGCAACCCTGCAAGATAACGCCCAAACTGGTCAACAACCA